CTATATATGCTATGAACTTGTTATTAACAGATGATAACTTAGATGTGATTGAATATAAATCACTATCTGCTTCTGCTGAATACAAGAATGATATAAAGAGAGAAGGACCTTATAGAAGAATGTTTGATACAACAGGTTTCTGGAAAAGAGATACCGAATCATTTATCAACTTAACAAAAAATAACACAGGATATACTGAAAGAGCATTTAATCTTACTAATTTATCGGATAAGCCTATAACTACTTTTGTGTTCAAATCTCAACTAAATGGTTTTGATAGAACATTACTAGAATGGTATGGTTCTGTTGAGAAAATGCCAACTTATGTAAATGCTAATGATTTTGCATCAGATTACTTAATTGATGTTGTTGTTATTGCTGGAGACTGGTCAAACTATCAAGAATTAGCAGTTGATCCAAGATGGAGTGAATATTTCAACGCTTCTGGTTTAGTAAAAGACCAAGTTAGTAATTTTGCTAATGATAGAAATGTCACTTTACTTTCTTATTACGAAGGTTTATCTTTAATACCTTATTTCAGAGACTTAAACGGAAGAAATATATTTATTGAAACATCAATAAACAGAGATACAGATTCAACTGGGCTATTTTGTTCATTTAACAATGATTTAGTTGAACAAGATTATTATACAGGATTACTTGATTTATTAGGTAATACATTAGTTGGTGTTAACGAAACTGATATTGAATTCTTATCATATAAGGAAACAATCGCAGAATCAGTGGTGATGACAAATACACCTCTTGATTTACCAGGTAACGTAACTGCTATGTTAGGAACATATTCAGCATACGGAAGTCAAGCATCACATGCATTTGATGGTCCGATAAATGGTTCTATTGGACCATTATCAAGTGGAATATTGGAGAATGGTAATAATAGAACTGGATTTTTCGGTGAAGGGTCTGTTTATAATGTTACTAGATCTACACCAATAACAGGATCATCAGCATCTTTAGTAATAGAGTATGTTACTGGAACAAACGCATTCGCAGTAATAGGTGATACTCATATTCCGGTATCAGGAACTACATCACTTACTATAAGTGCTAGTGATTATACATATACAAGCTCAACAGCATCTTATACATCAACATTTGTATTAGACGCTACTGGTGAGGTTGTATTAGTAAATAGCTTAACTCCTAATGTTAACCCATCGGTTAACACAAGTGATATTATACTTGGGTATATAGATTTTACTGTCTATCAAGGTTCAATTGATAGCGTAACAGCCATATCGAGTGGAGTAACTGATGTAACAGTTGGTGATAGCGGGACATTCGATTACCTTGATTTTAGATTAGGTACCGATTATTCAATAACTGATTTAGGAAGTGGTTCATTAAAAATTGAATTTTTAGGAACTAATACAAAATCAGATGTTAAAAACTACGAACAATATAGAAGATTCAAAATGTATAACAGATTGGTTAATCTGATTGATAGTCCTAATAAAAATAAAATGACTATGTTATTGGATAATTCAATGACTAAAGTTAGTTTGGGATTAATGACTATAACTGATATTGTTACTTCTACATTAGAAAATAAATCATTCACATTAAATACTGGATTAACAACAGTTGAATTAGTAAATGTAATAACTGATGGTTTATTAGTATTCTATACAGAAGATAATGAGTTTATATTAGGTACTGACGAAGTAACAACAACTGATTTAGTCTCGACACCAGCTTCTGGGGTAGTAGCTAAATACTCTAACCTTTATGGTAAATACTATGATGGTGTTATTAACACAAAAGATTTCTTTTATGATAATAGACTTTATGTTGATAATAGTGCGAGTGCTACTAATGTTCTTGGAACAACAGTTGATATATCATTTATCGATGGTGAAAATGCTACATCAGCTACTTCATCATACGCTGGATATGATTATATCGTATTTGATTCAAGTGTCGCGTCCTTCTCTGATGAAATTGATTTACAAACATTTGAGCAATTATTGTTCCCTACTTCGAAAGTAAATAAAGGAACATTTACAATAGTAGGAAACTCAGTAGAGCCAGGAGATACTCCAAATGAATTGGCTGTAAAATTAGGATATGGTATTCTAGGCGGTACATTCTACGCTTATCAAGTAACTGAGGAAGTAGAGACTGAAACTTTATTCTCACAGAGTATAGTTTATAACTATTCTTCTAGAAGACACTACCTTAAATTATATCTTGATAACGATGGCGTATTGAATGTTCAATTTATGGATGAGTTATTACTAGCAACTGAAGCAGTTGATATACAAGCTAATAACACATTTTATATACAATCAGGTAAAACAAACTTCAAACAAACAGTTGAAGTAGAATTACCTACTGGATATATTCAAATACCAAATAAGATATTAATAGATGGTTCTAGATACACCGAAATAAAAGTTGGTGATTTCTTAGAAGCTTATTATGACCCTACAACTCTTGCAGTTGGTGAAGTACCAAGAAGATTAACAAGAATTCTTAGTAAGAGACAATATGTAGGTGATGCTAGTTTAACTGAAATATCTTGTGATTCTAGAATAGCTACTTATGTTTTTAATGGTGATGTACAAACAATGAGATATGTATCAGTTGACCAATATGCGACAACATACAAAGCTATCACTATGAAAGGATTCAAGGTTAGACAAGCTTCTTTACCTGATGGAACAGAAGATAAACAAAATCAAGTACTTAACTTAGTAGCTAAAGGAACTCCAATGTTCAAAGCTTTAATTAACAAAGAAGCATTAGACTTTAGATATTTAATTGACTCATTTGGATTAGGATTAACCGAAAGATCAAAACAACAATTAGTTGATATATGTGGTGATAGATTAGATGCCTTTGGTTTCTTAAATATGCCATCACTTAGATCGTTCAAAAATTCATCTTCTCCATCATTTGTTAATTCAGAAGGTACATTACAAGTTAAATATGTAGCAAGTGGAGGTGACCCAGAAAGTAACCCAGCATTCCTTTACTCATTCGGTGATGGAGCAGGTACAACTACTGTTGGTTATTTCACACCTTATGTTACGGTGAATGATAATGGTAGACCATTAGAATTCCCACCTGCATCCTTTGTAGCAACAACTTATATGAGAAAGCATATTTCTAATATAACATCTGTTACTCCTTGGACAATAGCAGCTGGTGTAACAAATGGTAAGATTACTAACACTTCTGGTATAGAAATGGACTTCACACAAGAAGACATCGAATACTTGAATCAAGCTCAAATGAATCCAATTGTATTCAAGAGAAATAGAGGTTACCAAATTGAAACTGAGAATACAGCTCAAACTCTTTATAAATCAGCTCTTTCTTACATACACGTAAGAGAAGTACTTATTGAACTTGAAAGAGAATTATCAAGAATGTTATTAGACTACCAATGGAAGTTTAACACTCCTGATGTAAGAGCAGAAATTAAACTTAGAGCAGATGTTATTTGTGAAACTTATGTAAGTAAGAATGGTTTATACAACTTCTTTAACAAAATGGATGAAGAGAATAACACATCTGAAATTATTGATAACCAAATTGGTGTTATTGATACTTATGTAGAACCAATCAAAGGTATGGGTATAATTGTTAACAACATTACTATACTTAGAACAGGAGCTATTAACGCGGGTGGGTTTCAAAACTCATAAAAATATCAAAATAAATTAAAAAACCCTCGAATTTCGAGGGTTTTTTCATTTTAAACTAAACAAAGTGTATATTATTATTTATAATAGAGGAAGAGTTATATAGAATATATAATTAAAAAATAAAGATAATTTTATGTCAGATAAAAAACAAGATAAGATGTCCGAAGAGGACTACTTAAAAAGACACTTAACAGACTTGGAAGTTGGTAAAGAGGCAGCGTCAGCTAGTACTGACACACCATTTATTTCAGAAAATAAATCAGGATCAAGAGTTGATGATTTACAATACTTTAATTTTGATGTTAAAGAATTACCTTGTGGTGAGTTTTACCCAACAGGTACTCTTTTTATGGTAAGACCAGCTCAAGTTAGAGAAATACAAGCATACTCAATGGTTGATGATAATAACTTCTATGATATTGTTGAGAAGATGAATGATATGTTACAATCATGTGTTAGGATTAAATACACAGATGGTAAGGTAGGATCTTATTTAGAAATTAAAGACCAAGATAGATTATATCTTGTATTCTTAATAAGAGAATTAACATTTCAACAAGGAAATAGCTTAGCTATACCAGCAAGATGTGGATGTGGTAGTGAATTTCAGGTTGAATTGAAAAGAGATAGTTTTAATTATCACGAAGTTGATGAGAACTTATCTAAGTTCTTAAATCTATCAACAAAAACATACCAGTTCAAAACAGTTAATGGTAAAGACTATGAAATTTCACCACCTAATATTGGTTTACAAAAAGCTTTTACTGATTATATCATAAAAGAAAATAATGAAAAGAAAACTCCTAATCTAGCTTTCTTGAAGATAATACCATTTATGTTAGCTGGTAGAACTAGCATATCATATGATGGTATAAAATCTAAACTTGTAGATTTTGAAGATATGGATGATATTTCATTTCAATTCTTAAACGCAGCAATTGGTAAAATGACATTTGGAATAAAGGAACTTAAAAAATCATGTGGTGAGTGTGGAATGGAGGTCCTCACAGATATGACGTTTCCCAACGGAGCCTCAGGTATTTTCGTTATTCATGATGCCTTTGAAGCATATCTTAAAGAATAAGTTATTATTACAGAAACATTTCCATACACAAGAATTAGCTATGGACAATTGGCCTTATTGGTTATTTGAAGAAAATGTTAAGTTAGTAAATGAAATTCTTGAAGAAGAAGATTCTAATCAGAAGAAACAAGAAGATGGACAACAAGGAAACTTCGATGCAAATTCTATGATGAAAAGTGCTTCTGATATGACAAAAAACATGAAAATGCCGAAATTATAAATACTAGGCGACCTATTGGGGATAGACAATAATAAAAAAACCCACTCAAATTTTGAGTGGGTTTTTTTATTATTCTTATTAATCTTAATTTTAATATCCTGTTACTAAAGGAGGATTAATTGTAAAGTTTTGATCTATATACTCATCAATAAAGTAATCATAAACAAAATCTGCTGATGCTTCAGTTAATATATTATTAGATGACCAATCGAGTGAATATCCACCTAATTTTGTTATCTGACAATTCTGAAATGTTACTCTTCTTAAAACAACACCTTTCTTATCATGCTGATTAACTATAATAGTACCAATCATATCACTTTTATAGTGTAATGCACCATTTTGTGAATTAAACATTAAATCGTACCAAGATTTCATAGTGTTCCAAGTCTCCATAGAACCTTGTTGATTTACGTTAACTTGAATCGGTATAGCTATAGTACCACTAGTTTTAGTTGGTGTAGTTATAAACTCTCTAGTTGAGTATTTAAATCTTTGTTGTACAGTACTAGAATCAAACTCTGTTAAGTTTAAATCAACCTTAGTTGCGTTTTGTAGCAATAAAATTGGGTCTCTTCCCTGTGCTTGTAAAATAACTGGTAAAATAAAAGTTATTTCAAAAAGGTTTAAATATACAACCTCATCCGGTAAGGTTCCTGGTCCACCTGGTGATCCTGAATTTATTACTTGTGTAAAGTGTGGTAATCCCATTATCTTTTTATTATTTTTTAATTAATTTGTTTTGGTTAAATTATAATTTATATATTATAATCTCTCCTTTCTCTATTAGTATATATAAATTACCAAAAATCATTTTTTGATAAAAAACTTTTTAAGTCCAAAATTCTATCCTTTATATTAACAATACCATTATTAATATCTTTCAATAACCTATGGTGACCGTCCAATATCATCCAACATCCAATATAGAAAGATTCAAAAGTCTTAATATATTTCATAAACTATATATTAAATATTCATATAATTAAAAAAGAAATGTTTTTATATGAGAGTATTCATGATAACAGATACACACTTTGGTATCTATCTTAATAATTTAGATAAGTGGTTAAATATGATGGAATCAACGTTTTATGATTTTGTTATACCTTATCTAAAAGAAAATGCTAAAGAAGGTGATGTACTAATACATTTAGGTGATCTATTTGATAATA